TTTATACATTTCAGATTTAGGGTTGATCCCCCATTCTTCGGCAGCTTCTGCTAGTGCCGCTTCGTTCTTACCATAACCTAAATAATGCCATGATAAACTATTGAGATCATAGCGAAATCTATTCTCATCTGTTACTGCTGCAGCAATCATAGTACATGCTATATCGCCATTAATTTTAAAGCCCATGGCTCTTAACCAACAGACATCATAAATAGCATTGTGAAAAATTTTTGTAGAGGGTGAGTCTAATACATCTTTTAACCAAGATAAAACTCTTGATCTATCCATATTACCACCACCTTCATGAGCTATTGGAAAATATCCTTTATAATGTTTTGTTGCAACTGCAATACCAATTACTTCTCCATTACCAATAACAGAACCAGATCCTTTTTTAATTAGATCAGGATCTTTTGTTTCTAAGTCAATTGCAATTTCATCAACTTGACGTAGGTCTGGAAACTCTGTAGGTTTAACCCATTCTGTTTGGGCTTCAAACCTAGGAATTTTCATCGGACCCCGTTCTTGATTCAAAGACCTGACTTTTTTGTGCTTCATCCCCATAATCTCTTTCAATAATCATTTCGATAAAGTGAATAGCTTTTTCCAAATCCTGTCTTTTTCCTTTCATCCGGTGACGGACTATATATTTTATAGCACACCCCTCCGGGTAGAGCAACTCATTTTCAACCACAAATTTACTTGGCTGAATCTTAAATTTCTGATAATGTTGTCCGCCGATTTGTTTATCCCAAACTTTCGATGTCATATCCTTTTGCCTCCTTTTTTGCTGTCATTATATATAAATTTTGTTTCGTACGCGTTACCCCTACATACCAGACCCTATGTTCTTCATCTTCTTTTACTAGACTTTTTTCTGTTGCTTCCCTAATTGTTTTTGTATTATCTAAAATTAATAAAACATTTGTCGCTTCACCTCCTTTGGCAGAATGTATTGTAGATAGTTGTACTCTTGCATCTTGATTTAATTCCTCCTTATGCCTCAACATTTCCCTAATATATAAACATTCCTCTGGATCCACAGTAAAGACATCAAACCACCTGTCAGTATTACTAAATCCAAACTCTTTTAAATCATATAATCTCTCTTCTTTTAAATTATGACTATAAGGAATAGAGTCTAATACATCTCTTGTTTCGCTTAAGGATAGTTGATCCTTTTTATTTTGCCATCGCGTATAGTTTAGAACACTTCTAAATAATGAGGCTCTAAAACTTTTACGACCTTTAAATTGAAAATAGATTCCCATTTCTTTTAAAATAGGTTTAAGTTTTTCTAGCCTGTCATTAGTTCTCGCAAGGATTAGCCAGTCTTGCTCATATAAAGGAACATCTTCAAGTGTTGTTACAGGGTTAACAGACCCTTCTTCGTCTCTAGCTTTCCAATTTTTTTTAACCCGTCTTTCATCAGGAATTCTATCTAAAATTTTAGCAGCTATTGCTTGTACACTTCTGGGAACTCTGTGAGATTGTGGCAAAATAATGTCTTTTTTAGATTCTGTGGCTATAAATTTTAATACATCTGCACCCGCCCAGCCATAAATAGCTTGATCATCGTCGCCCGCTAGTATAACATATTTGGAATTTTTCCGCATAATATCTACCATTTTCCACTGTATTGGGGATAAATCCTGTGCTTCATCAATAAATATTACGTCATATTTCGGACACAATTTGGCCACATTAAATTTTTCTATCATATCTGTAAAATCTTTGAGTTTATAAGAAGTTTTATAATTATTTAGTTCGTCTCTTAAAATATATAATAAATTTTTTTCTAGCTCATAGGAATACATGCCAGTATTATATTCTTCTTCGATAGTCATCTCCTTAATTCTGGCAGTATTAATCAAATTAAAATATTCACTGTTTGAATCCACAAATCCTGTAGTTTCCTGGCCAGCAGAATAGACTGTTACTTCAATACCTAACGTTCTACCTATGTCTTCGTAATGTTCGTCCTGCATTACTTCACTTTTTTTCATACCCAATCTATTAAATGCTAATGAATGTAGGGTTCTAAAATGTTTTAAATCTTTTCTTTGCAAATGTTTATATGTATCCAACATTCTATTAATAGCTTCAGTTGCTGCTTTAGTAGTAAATGCAAAATAACCAATCTTATCTAAGGGTGTTCCCAGTTTATAAAATGTTTTAACATAATTAATAAGTTTAGTTGTTTTCCCTGTTCCCGGAGGCCCGTATATTTTTCTACTGATCACATTATCTCCGTCTTATGTTTTATTTGTGTATGATAAATAGGTACCTCTTCAAAAGATTTTATATTTATTTGTATTACATTTTTTGTAGAAGAATTATATTTTCCTTTGTCTTTAGCAGGAAATCTTTTTTGATCTAGAAACTGTATTTCACATTCTCTATATGCGGTCTCCATAATACGTCCTGTTTTTTCTTCTTTATATTTCCAATCTTTAGCTTTTAATCTGTCATAAAACTTTTCAAATTTAAAGAAAGCATACTCTCCTTCAATTAATGCGGACCCACTTTTAAATGCTGCATCCGTTGTTGCTCTTGGTCCATTTATTTTTGCGTGTAATACATCGTGTAGTTTTTCTTTCGGTGAGGTACCAATAGGTGGCTGTACTGGTTTTTGTGTTTTATATAATCCATCCATTACTGTCTGTTCTTCATCACCTTTAATAAGAGGAGGTAAAAATCCTGCTGCTTTAGCTATGGCATTTCTACGTTTACGTTGATCGTTTAAATGTTCAATTGATCTACAGTGTACTGTTGCTGTCGCAATACCATCTGGTTTAGTTACATCAAATTCGTATTCAGGTTCTTCAAAAATTTCTATCTTTCTTAAGTTATTCAGTATGGGATAAGACCCTTTTGATCCTGCCAGCACCCCAAATCTTTTTTTAACACAAATACCCTTCTTACAAAAATCAGCTAACGGACTTTGTGTACAGGTATATCCTTTCTCGGATCTCTTCCAGGATTTTAATTTACCGCTTAATATTTTATCATCCCATGCATTTGCATGTCGTTCTTCAAAGAATTTAACTGGAGCATTCTTAACTTTTTGTTCCCAGCCATCAGAATATTTCATCTTAGCAAAGACGTGATAATTGTACATAAATCTATCCTTGCCATCAAAGCCATCCTTATTAGATATTTTAGATATTTCAGCCAGACAAGGTGGACCATCCATTAGATCTCCATCAACCCCCTCATAAATTTTTTGGTCTATATTTTCTGTGATCTTTTTTAAATCTTCTTTAGAAACTAGGTTAGCTTCTAGTACTGTTAAAAATTTTTCAAGATTAAACGGTGTTCCGTCTATATTTAATGCTCTTCTCTTACCGCCGTAATAAGGAAGATTTATAAATTGGCCTGGTTTTAAGTTCCCTGTTTCCTCGTCCGCGGTTAGTTCGGTTTGTTTTGGAAAGACTTCACAGTCTGGTTTTAATTTAAATAGTGGTAATAGATTACTTAAAAAAGATTTAACTGCTTTTGCATCTGTAAAATGGTCCATGAATAAACATAAATGTAAGCCACCACTTTTAGATTCGATAGGTATTAGAGGTAATTGATAATTTTGTATAACATCTATAAAAATTTTTTTATTAAAGTCATCGTAATCTTGGGGATCAACATCAATGACACCAAATCTTACTTCTTTATTTTCATTACAGGGTTGAATACCAATTGATAGATTACCCTTAATATGAGCCTCGTAAACTTTTTCAGTTAGAGGTTCGTAATTCCATCTGTATACTGGCTTCTTCTTTCCGCTTTCTGGTTCTACAAAGGCTTTTGGATCATCAAAGTCAGCTAGTCCGTAAGCAGCCCTATAGCCATCAAAATATTTTATATATCTTTTATCCATAACTTTATTCTGTGTGGGCCTTTCAGTCTCCCTCCAGGCCCACATTGTGCACTCATTCTCTTAGAGAATTAGATAATGCTTTGATCCTTTGGTTTATCTTCACCGTGTTTCGCTCTGACAGAACCTTTAGAGATACTTTCAGAAAACGTTTTCGCTTGTTGATAAAGTGATTGATCAGTTATGGGTCCAACCTTACTTACTTCCCAACCAAACCAAGTGCCTTTGTCGTTTGACATTTGGGTTGTTTTTAGTCTGTAAATATGGCTAAAAGATGCCGGTGTAAATAAACCGTTTTGACCTTTTAGTTTGATTCCCGACATCATTGAATTCCATTTTCTACTAATTTTTAATTGAGTAGATTTCATAGATATCAATGCAGTCGATGGACTGTCACCTGTGATGATTACAAAATGAGACGCAGTCTTCTCAATATAATTACCGCTAGGTAGTCTATCTTTGTAGTTTGCATCCGGTTTTGTTTTGGACATGATATCAGAAGAAGAATCATAGATTGCAACTGGTGCACCTGGTCCATCTCCTCTATCTTTCCATTCGATGTATTCAAGTTTATAAAATGCAGGAACGACGTTTATGCCTTTTACTCCATCATATAACTCTCCAGAGACAGAATTGAAAATCATTCCTGGCTCTGCACCTTCGACATACTTACCATCACGTTTATTAACTTCTGGTGAAAGTTGTCCAAGGATTTTTAGAAAAGGAAGAGCTAGATCTTCTTGACCTATTTTGCCCAGTCCTTTTGCTGCGTCATCTTCAAACATATTTGTTGGAAGACCTGCAGACTTTTTTTCTGCTACTTGGTTCATGTTTATTTGTTCCTTGTTATTTTTGTTCTGTTGCCCGTGAACAGGTTAAAAAGATCAGAGGGCATCTCTTGTCCAGATTCTAGACGCTCCCTGACCAATGCTTTAAGGGTCATAGGTTCGACCTTTAATTTCTGGAGAGGTTGGTACCCTTGACCTTGCGCAAGGACAGCATATTGCTGTGCCTTGTTATCTTCGTCACGACCGAAGGCAACAGTGATTTCATTTTTGATCAAATCACCTAGGCCGTTATCTCGAAGCCATTTAAATGCTTCTTCCTTATTTTTAGTAGGAATGGAAGCACCGTAGACGGGTTTTACTTCTACCGAAGTTCCGTCTGCTAATTTTAATGTAGAGATGTTCATTTCCTGCATCATTGTAGGAATAACTTCTCCCGAAACTAAATCTACTTTTCTCTTTAGTTCCTTTAATTCTTCTTCTTTAACTAGAAATTCTTCCTCTAGTTTTTGTAGTTTTACAACTTGATCAGATAATTTATTGGCGTCATTTGCGCCATCTAAATCTGCACGTTGGTCTTGTTCAAAGTCAATACTATTCATTTATTTTTCCTTTCTCGTTTAAATTAATTTCTATGGGATAATAAATTCTATCTTGTTTATCCCATTTCAATAAATTGTATTTTCCATTTGTAAATTCAGAAACAATAGAACACGCAACACCTATTATTGCAGGATCACCAGTTAATAATAAATAATCTTTTATTGTATACTCTTTTAAAAGATTTCTTAATTTAAAAATTAATGGTCCTGGAGAAAAAATAATTTGAGAAAATTCTGGTAAGAGAAATTTAAATTCTCCAAACCTAGAAGCACTCATAATATTAATTTTAGGAGCCCCAGCTTTTGTTCCTGGTAATTCCTGTAATATATAAACCTTCGGTTTATAACTATTTTTTATATTCTCGTATTGTATGCTTTCTGACATCTTGACAATAGATATAAGATAGTCTATATAAGAAGTCAATACAGAAAGAAAAAAATATTATGAGATATAAATTTAAGACTAAGCCGTACGCGCATCAATTAAAAGCGTTAGAGCTTTCTTGTGACAAGGAGTACTTTGCCTATTTTATGGAGATGGGTACTGGTAAATCAAAGGTACTGATAGATAACATTGCCATGCTCTATGATAAGGGCAAAATTAATGGTGTCCTAATTGTGGCACCGAAAGGTGTTGTTAAAACATGGTACGAACAAGAAATACCGGCCCATATGGCTGATCATGTAGAACATACAGACGTATTATGGCAAGCCATGATTACTAAAAGTCAACAAAGAGAATTAGATAAATTATTTGCGCCAGGAGAAGACTTACATATTCTAGTAATGAATGTAGAGGCCTTTTCTACTAAAAAGGGTGTAGAGTTCGCAGCTAAATTTCTACGTTGCCATAGAACAATGATGGCAATTGATGAGTCTACTACAATTAAAAATCCGGATGCTAAAAGAACAAGACATATTTGTTCATTAGGGGAATATGCTCTTTATAGAAGAATTTTAACAGGTTCGCCTGTAACCAAGTCTCCGCTAGATTTATATAAACAATGTGAGTTTCTTAAAAAAGAATTGTTGGGCCATGTCTCTTATTATTCTTTTAGGACTCGATATGCTGTGGTTAGAACAATGCATCTTCCCAGTCATTCCACACAAATAGTAGTGGGTTATCAAAACTTGGGAGAATTATCAGAAAAATTAAAACCTTTTTCTCACAGGGTTCTTAAAGACGATTGTCTAGATCTACCAGAAAAGACATATATAAAGAGAATCATTCAATTAACACCGGACCAGGCTAAATTGTATAAACAAATGAAGGTTTTAGCTCTTGCTCAAATGAATGGTAAGATGATGAGCACAGCTACCGTACTTACTCAATTAATGAGATTACAACAAATAACTTGTGGTCACTTTACAGCTGATGATGGTACTTTTCAGGACGTTGCATCAAATAGACTACCAGAGCTAATGGACGTATTAGAAGAAGTAGAGGGAAAGGTTGTTATATGGGCACATTGGCAAAGAGACGTAAATAGGATAATCCGGGATATTTCTAAAAAATTTGGACAAAATAGTTTCGTGGATTATTTCGGTTTAACCCCTATGGCCGAGCGTCAAAAAAATATCGAAAAATTCCAGAATGACCCCCAATGTAGGTTCTTTATTGGTACGACTCAAACAGGTGGTTATGGTATTACATTAACTGCAGCTTCTACTATGATATATTATTCTAATGGTTATGATCTTGAGAAGAGACAACAGTCTGAAGCAAGGATAGATAGGATAGGACAAAAATATCCTATGACCTACATAGATATTATGTGTGAGAAAACTGTTGATGAAAGAATTGTTAAAGCTTTAAAAGAAAAAGTTAATATTGCAACTCAGATTATGGGTGAAGAACTTAAGGCTTGGATTTAATCTACAACTTTTCCGCCTTCCCATTTCATGTCCGGTAAACCGTTTTCGTAATGTTTGCCATCGAAAGTGAGAATCTGTTTTCTGTTAGCACCTTTTTCATTGTAGCTCACATGCACCCAGCCACCTGCTGGATCATCTTTTTTATAGAACTCGAGGATCAATTGATCAAAGTCTACGTTATTAGAAAGCCAGTAAGCCGTCTTAATATTTGGAACACCTGCGATTTCAAAGTCAACCGCCTGCCCCTTTGCATGCTGCGACGTTTTTTTGCTGCCGATCGCTTCGCATAACGCTTCACTACGATATCCCGATGTTATTGTTATTGGTTTTTCAAAGTGTGCACGAACGGGTTCTAATATTTCATAGCATACGTTCTCTAAGTTTTTAATATCCCCGGCTCCCGGTGAGTTATCAATGCCTTTACGAGTAGCGGTCATTGATTTAGTCATTTCTTCTAGTTTAAAATGTTTCGATAGCTGCATGATTGTTTAGTTTATTTTAACGGTTGAATAGTAAATCTATTTTCTGTTGTGTTGTCAAGTTTTTATAGTTGCTTCCGCTTACCTGTTGCGACACTAAATTAGTGTCAATATTAGGTAGATTTAATGACGTAGGTGTGATAGGCGTGTCCTGCATTATTGGAAGTAAAGGGTTCTCGAATACTGGGAATTCAGGAAGTGCTAAAGAAAGATCATGCATCTTCGCTTCTAGGTCTGCAATAGCATCCCATGCTCTTTCCAAAGGATTAGATACACCTATTTTAGATGCATTCTTTTCAAAGGCATTATATATTTCATCTGAAATAGTCATTGGGGTAAATATATTTTCTTCAAGTGCATTAATTTCTCGATTAGAAACTCCTCCCAGTGCATTATAATAACCGTCCTCCGATATGTTTAATAATTTTGCAGCATCCATATCCATTTTTAAATTTTTCTTTACATCAAACAATGCACGGTTAGCATTTAGATATGCATCTACAACTTCTCTTGGTTCAATTGGTCCACCTTTTAAAGTAACCCTAGTAAATAATGATCGTGAATCTCTGGCCCCTTGTTTGTAGTCAGCTACTTTAAACTTCATTGTTCTATCTGGGTCCAGTCTTACTGCTCTAAAACCAAACAGACCTTGAAGCTCATCACCGAATTCAAACTCTTGTCCGTACTCATCATATTTACCTTTAGTAATTACATCAACAGGTTCAATAGATTGATCTAATCTTTTTAATTGTTTCCATGAGAAAGGCATTTGAGCTTCAACTAAGTGAGCCATAATCTTACTAACCTTATCGCCGTAATTATCTTCTGGATTATATACTTCGAATCCATCTCTTGATTTTCCACCTCTCATAATAATATCTGATACTGCTTCTGTCCAAATAGATTCTGATATAAATGGTTGAGCAAACTCTTTCATAGAAGTAAGAACTCCTTTCATAAGGTCATCCATCATACCGTCTTCATCTGTTCTACCGTCTTGAACAGAATTAACTACAGTTTGCAGTGGTCTTAGTAATGTATCGTAAGCATTAGCATGACTGAAATCTATGTATTTAAAACTACCATCTTCCATTTTAATCGGGAGTATTGTAGAGTTCTTAGACCATTGAGCTACATATCTTCTGATTGCTTCTCTTTCGTCATCACTTACGTCGTACAGTGCTTGGAACGCTGCAACAGTTGCTGCGGGTACCGCTGCTACCGTGGTAGTGAAACCAAATAATCTTGTGTAACCTGTACTTTGAAAAGGTTTTACAACTTGACCATTAGGTAGGGTTATAGTCTCATTGATCTCTCTTAATGCACGTCTAACAATGTTAACCCCTGTTCTTGCTATCTCTGCAGGGAAAGATACGAAGTTCCCAAGTGGTAATTTTCTTAATCCTTTTACAAATTCAGATACATAATCATAGTTAGGTATATTATTTTTAACTATGTCTGCTGCTTCTAGTTCTAAAAACTCTTCGGTTAATCTTAATTCTTGTCCCCCTCTTTTAAAAAACTGTCCTCTAACTACACCAGCATTTCTAAACGATGCCTCTATTCTATCCTTCTCCATAGCCCATGAGAAAATTTTCCAGAAGTCATCCTCAGCTGTGTATAAATCTTGTGATACAGATTTTAATCTTGATAAAGGTCTAAGCAATGCTCTCATTCCTTTTGAGGAAGACAACGTAGATCCAAAGTCAACGTCTTCTAATAGTCTTGTAAGGTCTCCAAGTTTTACGTTAGAGTTTACAACACCTAGTCTTAAAAGCTTTTGATACAATTCATTCTGTTGTCTTGTTCCTTTGAGTCCTGTTTGTAATGCCTGGTAAGCTATCTTCATTGGGTTACCAGTAATCATTTTACCACCTACATCAACTGTCACATCTTTAATAGCTGCTGGAAAGATCCCGTTCGCTGCAGCAAAAGCTCCAGCACTTACAAAGTTTCTCATATGTGTGACTGGAGATAAAATTGTTTTAGCAATCTGTGATAGACCTTTAGGGTACAAGATTAAACTATGGTAAAGTTGTCCCAACATTCCCGCATCTTTAATTTGTAGTCCAGTTTTTTCTAACGCATCAGCCACACCATTTTTTGCCCAGAAAGGTGTTGCCGCATCACCAAAAGGATTTAACCCACCTGTTTGTGGTCCCTGTGTAGCAATCTTTTTACCTGTTCCTACATCTAAAGTTTTAGCTGGGTCAACTACATCAACTCTTCTAAAAGTTTTATTTTTTGGGCTTCCCCAAAACTCAATGGCTTCTGCTTCTGATCGTGCAAACATTGGTTGAGCAACTTTTGTTTTATCAGGGGCTGCTTTCCATGCAGCCAAAACTTCATCGTTCTTTGAAAGTAAATCTTTATAGAATAAATTACGTCTAGTTATTAAAGATAATTTAGCCATCCCTCCTATCATAGTTTGCATAGGGTTATGTGTTTTACCAAACAACTCATTAAATACTTTTTTATCTGCTTCAGAAGCTAGGTTGGATATAGAAATTCTAGGAACACCACCACGTTTTGTAAATGCCTGTCCTTTAACTGCATCATCTAACGTAGTTCTGTTAACAAAGAAATCTGGTACATTAAATAAAGCATCAGAAGGTTTGTCCATTCTAAATCCTTTAGGCATGTCAGCAGTGTTCAATGCATTCTCTACCCACTTGTCAGCTTCTAAATCACTCATAGTTTTTCCTGGGTTAGCTGCTGCATAACTTTCTTGAAACATTTTACGTGCATTTCTTATTGCTTCAGCCGCAGGTCTATAACTATTCCATGGCATTAAACCTTTGTTCTGAAATATATCATACGTTGCTCCAATATAATCTTTAAATTTACCACCAAACAATGCTTTGAATTCTGCAATCTCTTCTTTACCAAGACTTCCCCCTAGTTCAGAAAATAAATCCGCCCACTTACTTCTCATAGTACTAAGGCCACCTACTAAAGATGTAACAACTTCTTCCGCCTCTTCTCTGTTAGCAGAAAATTTTCTGATGGCTTCTTTTAATTGAGCCAGTTTCTTCTCATCCATTTTACCGAAGACAGTTTTACCTGCATCATCTAGTTCAGCTTTACCTGATAACATTGTGTCGTTAACTAATTTTAAAAATTCTTTTCTCTTTGCAGTCAATGGTTGTTTATCAAACATAGTTTTCATTGGAGGAAATAGTTTATCTATATCTGTTTCCAGTTCCCTGGACAAAGTTTTAGCGACGTTAGCATCAGCGGATCTTGCACCAGTCATACCTCTTTGTATTTCAAAACCTTCAGGGGTCCATCCACTTCTTGATCTAAATTTTTCTGCGACCTTATCAATCCATCTATCTATTCCAGAGTTAGCAACATCTAATTGTTTATTTCTGTTAGCTAATTTTTTAATAACTTTACCCGCACCACCTAAAACTCCTGTGAACAATGCACCTTCAGTTCCAAACTTAACTCTGTTTAATATTTCCGTAGCTGCATTAGGGTCTGCGCTTCTGTTTATTTCTGTAGGGCCACCTAATAAATCTCCAAATGATCCAATGTCTTTTACATCACCGACGAATACACCTTCTGCTAAACCACCACCTAAAGCTCCAGCAATAAATTGTCTGCCTTTACCCTTAGCTGTTAGTTCTAATGCTTTATCTGCAGCTTTAACGAGATCAGGATTACTTAAGTTAACATACTTTTTATTCTTGGCTGCAAGCATTGCAGCTTTTGACATACCACCAGCAGCTTTGAAGGCCATTCCACCAGGTATACCAATGTTAACTAATAGTTCTGTAATTTTTCCAGCAGCTGTTGCTTCTGCTTTCTCATCAAATTCTGTAAGGTCATCGAACCATTGTTCAACTGCAGCAGCTTTACCACTGTTGACACCCAAGTCCATGAGACTTGCGCCTAAAGAAAATAAACCTTTTGGAATTGCAATTAAACCTGATGCTACACCTGATAGCATAGATTCAAATGTGCCTATTTTGCTTTGTGGTTCATAATTGCCTGTATCAAATATAGAAGCCATTACTATTATTTCACATCTATAACTTGTTTGTCTTTAATTGTTACTATTGTGCTCCCAACTGTGTAGTTACCATCGGGAATATTTTTTTGTGAGTTATTAAGCTCGTTTTGAGTCCAAGTAGCAATGATAGTAACATCGTCAGCATTTTTTGTCTCAGGATTTTTCTTTAGCTCAGCTAATATTTCAGTAAAGTCTGATTTAGGTATTAAGTTTCCTCTAAAGACCTCTCCCTTATTTGCTGCAAGCTCTTTGGCAGCGTTATCGTACAAACTCTGTCCTTTAACACCAGCTTTTGCATACACTGCAACTAAATCAGACTTACTTGGGTTTAATTCTTTAAGTAGTTTTTTACCTTGTAAACCTCTTAGTTCATTAAGCATTGCATTACTTGGATCGGATGCTTTAATATCTTTTTCAATCTCACCTTTAAGTATAAGAGTATCAATTGCATCTCTAGTCTTAGCTGGTTTTTCAAACTGTTTACTAGCTGATTGAATAACTTGGTTAATTAATTTACCTGATCTAATATCACCTTTAAAGTCTTCTGACTCTTGAATTAATTTACTAGCATCAATTAAAGATTTGTATGCAGCTTGTTTATTCATGCCTTTAATATCCATTATGTCTCTGTACTTTTTAATCCTATTGTTCCAGTCTTTTTGTTCCTTAGCTAAGGCTTCCTTCTCAGCTTGTTCTGCGAACCATTCACCAGTTCCCTGCATGCCTGGATCACCGCCACCTGGAGGTCCACCTGTACTTTCTTTAGCTTTAGCTATTTCATTTTCATTTGCTGCAGTTCCATCAGGCCATAACCAACTGCCACCC